AAAGAAAAGAATGGACGAGATGACAATGTCGTCTTTAATATACCAATTAATTGCAGGTGAAAAAGCACTAACAACTCTACTAGAAACAATTGACTCTGGAGAATTAGCACCTAGAATGTTCGAGGTACTAGCTACTCTACAGAAATCAATGTTAGATATTATTAAGTCGCAAACTATGTATTTAATGGCAGCGGAAGAGGGTACTAAAAGAATTGCTAGAGATCTAGAGATTTATCAGAAGAGATCTAATGATGGTGCAATTGAAGATGCAGGTGGAGACACTAACAATAAAAATATACAGCGAGGTACTAAAGATATTATGACTATGATCCAAGCTGGTATACAAGAAGGCGCAAGCGAAGAAGATATAGAAGATATAGAAGATATAGAACCCACAGAAGAATAATAAATGTCAGACGGAGTAGGAGATAATAAATGGATTCCAAAGGAGGAAGGATCTGCATTAGCAGGAGACAGAATAGTCTGGTCTACTAATCAGATTAATGACTTGTTAGTAGCTATGGATCAGGGTTATAGACCTAAGATTAAGCTGCCATTCTACGAGGGTAGACAGTTTCTAAAGAAGGGTAATATTGTATTTGAGTATACCGACCAGGAAATAACTGAGCTAGCCAGATGCGCCAAGGACATCGTTTACTTCGCGGAGAAGTATGCAGTTGTAATGACAGATAATGGTATTCAACAAGTAAAGCTGAGGGATTATCAAAAGGAAATGTTAAGAAATTTCCAAAGCGAAAGATTTAATATAGTTTTAGCAGCTCGACAAATGGGTAAAACTGTAACAGCCTCTATTTTTAATGCATGGTATGTTACATTTAATATGGATAAGAATACTCTGTTACTTGCTAATAAATCTGATTCAACAAAAGAAATTATTGATAAAGCCAAAACAGTAATAGAGAACTTACCGTTCTTTATGAAACCTGGTATTATTAAATACGATGTAATGAATGTAAGATGTGATAATGGTTGCCGTCTTATTGGACAATCAACCACAGCAAAATCAGGTATTGGATTTACAATTCATAATCTATATCTAGATGAGTTTGCCCACATTCATCCATCGATTGCAAATTCTTTCTATGAGAATGTATATCCTACATTGTCCTCATCTAAAGTCTCAAGAATTACAATTACATCAACGCCAAATGGATTCAACAAATTTTACGAAATATACGCCGCAGCAGATCGTGGCGATAACGAATATCATGCTATGCGTATCGACTGGTGGCAACATCCTGATAGAGACGAATCATGGTACGACAGAGAACTCGGAAACTTAGGTTCAATTGAAGCATTTAATAAACAATACGGAAATGAATTCGTTAGCTCCTCTAATCTACTATTAGACCCAGTAGATATGAAGAAGATGAGAAAAAGAATGAAGCCTTATGTGCATCATGAATTTGATGATTTTGATTATATTAGTATTGATACAAAAGGCCACTTAGAATGGGACCCTAGTTTCGATATTGAATCATGTAATGATAAGAGTAATTTCTGGGTATTCTCAGTAGATATTGCAGAAGGTAACGGAGGGGATGCATCTGTAATTAATGTATTCAGAGTAGACCCTATGAATAAAAAAGAAATCCAGGCAATAGTTAGCCCTGGTGCAATGTATGACTTTTTTAAATTCACACAAGTTTGTAGATTCAGATCTAATGAACATGTAATTGAAGATTTTGCAAAAGTACTATATACATTAGCAGTAGATATATTTAATTCTGAAAATGTAAAAATGATTGTGGAGTATAATACTTATGGTACTGTATTATTTCAATACTTAAGAAGTATATTCCCACAAAGAAATGATTTTGATGATGAAATGATAGTTAAGTTTAAACATAGACATGACGCTAAAACTATAAAACCAGGAATCAAACTTAAATCTGACAATAAAGCTATCTTCTGTCAGAACTTTGCCAAACTTTACAAGATAAATAGATTAGATTTAACAGATGAAGTTACAGTTAAAGAAGCATCATTATTCGGTACGTTATCGAATGGTAGTTATGGTGCTCAAATGGGGAATGATGATGTCATCATGACTTGTATAACTGCAACGGAATTCTTTAATACAACAGACTACGCAGATTTTGTGGAAGAGCTATTAGATTTCATAGAACCAGAGATACATGACGAGATGGAAAGCATCTTATATAAGGACAATGATCAGGCTGGAGATTTACAATATGATATTTATGACCTATTGAAATAATTTTACGAAAGTGTAGGGATATATAATAAAAGAATTAAAAAATAAAAAACGAACAACTATGGCATTAAGTCCCAATTTATTACAGTTCAAAAGTTCAGGCGTATACCGTTTGGAGTTTGACAAGTCGCAAACCGTAAATATTCCAGCGGAGACTATTAGACTGGTTGTAGGTCGATCTAAGAAAGGTCCTTACAACACTCCAGTATTAATAGAGGATGTGGAACAATTTATCCAAGTATTCGGTGGTATCGATAAGTCGTTAGAAAAGAAAAACATGTTTTTCCACAGATCAGCATTAGAATGCTTATCTAGAGGCCCAATCTTAGCATTGAATATGACCACTGCAGATGATAATGATAAAGTAGCTATTTTCTCACCAGCTACAAATTCTTCAGAAGAAGGTCTTACATCAGTACCAAAGAATGGTATTACTCAGTTATTAAAAAAATACAGTGATGTATTTGATACTGACAAGTTTTGGACACCTTCAGATGAGAAGTTATTAACTGCTGCTGGCCAAGACCAAAACCACGCAATTTCATTCGTGAACATTAAACAAGATCCTATCTCAGTTATCGTAAGACAAGCTGGTGATGTTAGAGGGTTTGAAGTTACTGCAAGAAATTGGTATGGTGAAACAAACATTCCAGTAGGAATTGATGCTGATGAATACGTATCAGACTATTTAGTAGATGTATTTGTATTTAAAGGTAAGTTTAATTCGGAAGAATTAAACAACGATCCTACTTATGGAAGCTTCTTTACTTCTAAAGGTTTAGATAAAGCTCAATTCGCTAAATTCGCTGGATTAAGAGAAGTATCTTTATTAGCACAATATACTGGATCTATGATTCCAGAATTCCAAGATAACGAAGGAAGACAATTATACATTGAAACTTTAATTAACATGGAAGCTAGAAGAACAGGTTTATTCTGTGCTATCCAAGAAGATGCATTAGACGTTATTGACCTAGTAGGTAATAATTTCGATGTATATCAAGATTACGAAGTATTATCACATAGAGTAGAACAAGTTGTTACTCCTTTAACTGCAGATTTTACTGCATTTAATGGTAAAACTCAAGTAGACGGAAGTGTACTTGTTATATCTGGTGATGCTGGATTTAACGCTGCAACTTTAGCGGCTCTACCAAATCCAATTGTAGTTAATAAATTCTTACAATCTGCAGAAGCAGATGAATTCGTAAGAATTACAGGTATTAATGATCAAGCTGGTGATAAAGTAGAGATTACATGTGATGGAAACATTAGTCAACAAATTGGCGTTTATGAAGAATATAGTGATACTGTTACAGGTGCAACATGGCTTGCAGACGTTCAAATGAGAGTTGATGAGAATGGAAACTTAATCTTTGCATCTGCTCCAGTAGATGTAAATGGAAATCCATCTGTCGGAGATACATTATTAGCCGCAGGTGCAAACGGACCATCAACATGGTTATTATCAGAAAATTCTGGTGAATATGTTGGTATCGGAGCAATCAATGACACTTATACTGATTCAGTATATGGTGGTAATGCTTACAAAGTATCTCCTGCTGGTTCAATAGGCTTCTCAAGCACATTAGCTGGAAATGGAACATTAGTTGCTGCAACTCCATTTGGAGGTAAAAACCAAGCAGTTAATGATAACTTCTCAGTTAACACTATTAATATGAATTCAAGAGCTGTTCCATTTACAACAGGTTGGACATTCACTGATCAAGGTGCAGGTACATTCAAATTCTATAAAGATAACGCTACAGTAGATTTTACTAGTCCTCTAGCAGATGGTACACTAGATATTAAAGTTGGTCAATACATACCAGGTGATGATAACAAACTATCTAGAATTACTAAGATTGTAAAATCTGTTTCAGGTATTACTACATCTTATACATTTACAACACATAGAGCTGTATCGAATGAGCCAACATACTCGCTTAAGAGATACGAAGATGCTGCAGGTGTATATAAAGTGTTCCCATTAGACGGAGCATCACAAGCAGATAAATCTATTGCAGATCTATTAACAGCAATTAAGCCAGGAACTGGTTTAGGTAACGCTTTAGTAGATAAAGATAACATTACATTTAGATATGTTATTGATACATTTGGTTCTTTAACACCAGGTGGTACTATTTTGAATAAAGAAGAATTGACTTTCTTATGTAAAGAAAGACAAAACGCTTCTGCAATTCTTAACGCACCAATGGTAAAAGAATTAAAATCTGCAACTAACCCTTCATTCTTAAATGAAATATCAGGAGCGTTAGATATTAATAACGTAGCAACGGGTGGTAACTTAAACTTAAACCCTAGCGCATTATATACTTTACCTTCAATAAATGAAGGTGCAACTTACGGATTCTATTACGGTCCTGGTTTAAATGTTATTGAAAACGGTAGAACTAAGGTGATTCCACCAGCTGCTTATATTTCAAATAACTTTATCGACAAATACACTGACGCTCTGCCATGGTCAATCATTGCAGGTCCAAGAAGAGGTGTAGTTGGAGGAACTGGAGTACAATCACTAGAATTTGCATTCGATAAGAATGATAGAGATGTACTTGAGCCATTTGGTTACAACCCAATCGTATTCGAAAGAGGCGTAGGTCTAACAATCAAAGGGAACAAGACTGCACAGCAGGGAATCCAATCAGCTTTATCTTCTGCTCACGTAAGAGAGGTATTAATTTACATTGAAGATGGTTTAGCGGAAATCCTTAAGAACTACCTATTTGAGTTCAATACAGCTCAAACTAGATTAGAGATTAAAACTTTAGCAGATAACTTTATGGAGTCAGTTAAAAAAGACGGTGGTGTATATGATTTCAGAAACATTATGGATGTTTCAAACAATACATCAGAAGTTATTGATAACAACATGGGTATTTTAGATACTTTTGTTGAACCAGTTAAAGGATTAGAGATTCTAGTATCTAGAGTAACTGTACTTAACACAGGGGAAATTGCATCAGGAAACTTCTCGTAAAAATTAGAATATATAAATAAAATATAAAATAAACGATATGGCTTTACCACATTATTCAGAAGACCAAACAAGTAGAAAGGGCAAGAACTTTGAACCTGTACAGGCAAACCTATTCGAGGTAACAATTTTACCACCGGATGGAGTCTCAGGGCAAGCGTTGTTCTTACAACACATTAACTCCATTGGAGGTTTGGAATCTCTTCACAGAGAAGTTGCGGCTGTCGAGCAAAAGTATAAGTTCTCAACGAGATCTTACGCTGGTATGCCTGATGGAACAGCAGTTGATATAACTGTTAACTTTTCATTAAACTTAAACGATTCAAACGAGGCTTACCTTTACAAGTCTATGAGAGAATGGTACAGAAAACAATACAATCCTGAGACTGGAGAAATGGGTCTTAAAAAGGATTATGTTGGGACAATTGTTATCGTTCAATTCAATAGAGCTGGTGACATCTACAGAAAAATCACACTTGACGATTGTTTCATGACATCAGGAGTTGGTATGACTGGAGAACTTAGTTACGAATCAGCAGATCCTGCAGTATTAGAAATTGGATGGAGATGCGATGTTTGGAACGAAGAAGTTAACTAATAATTAATTAATAAATTTAAAAAAGAAGGAGTTATGCTCCTTCTTTTTTTAACCAAAGAAAACATAATATAATATCCTAATAATAACAGATTATGAGTGATAAACTAACAAAAAAACTTCAGGTATTGTTAACTGAAGCAGAAGTCAGGGAGGTAAATCGAGTCATCTTAAATGAAGCACTCGAAACCGAACAAAGACCGGTTTCTGTCAGCGCATTTATTAGACAATTAATACATAAAGAATTATCTAATAAAAGTGTAGAACAGAAATCATACATTAAACAAAATCTCAAAAACCTAAAAGAAAAATAATATGAGTGACGAATTAAACAAATTAAACCAAGAGAAGGAAGCACATGCTGCTGCCGCTCTTGAAGCTAAAGAAAGACCTACCAGTAAAACTGTAGATACTTCTGATAAAGCTGATGCAATGACTGCTGCAGTTGCGGCAGGTGGACTAGGTAGAGTTAATATGGATGAATTTAATCCAGAAGTAGCTAGACCTGCAGATCAAGTATTAGGATGGCATGTCCTAGACCTTACTACTTTACCTTCAATGGGTAAGTTTTATCCTGCAGATACAGTTATTAAGATTAGATCTGCAAAAGCTGCTGAAATTAGACATTTCTCTACAATGGATGAAAATAACTATATCGATATGGAAGATAAGTTAAATCACGTTGTAGAATCTTGTTCTCAATTTCAATCCGGTGAAAAAAAGATGTCTTTTAAAGATATTTTAGAAGAAGATAGAATCGTTTTATTACTTTCTATTAGAGATCTTTCTTTCCCAGAGCCAGAGAATAAATTAATGCTTAAGGGTAAAACTATAAAGACTAAAAAATCAGTTGATATAGAATTAGCAGTAAAGAATCTAGTACCGTCTATTATAGATGAGCAAATTGAAGCATACTATGA